GGATGTGATGGCGGCGGCACTGGACTGCCGCCATGGCCCGCAGAACGCGAGTCCTGCGGGCACGGTCGGCCCAGTGATAGCGGCCATTAGAGGTCATCCACTCCTCCGCTGGAATCTGCACGGTGAAACTGCTGGTCACCGCGAGCACTCCTTGTCATGCCTGTCCATGGCGCTGGCGTACTCATCGAGGAGGGCCAGCGCATGACGCAGGAGTGCCGGAACGACGGAGGTCATGGCGTGACGATCGTCCACGTCTGGGGCAATGTCGCGGTACCCGTCGTCGAGGGTCATCTGGATCGCCAAAGCGGCATCGATGTTCCAGATAATTTGGGCTATGAGCCCGTATGTCCTGTCGCCGACGGTTTCGCGTTTCGTGGCATGCGCCATCGAAACTGTGTATTCGATGGCGCGTTTGAGGGGGTCCTTGGCGTCCACCCTGGTGTGGTTGAGGGCATAGAGGGCGTGTTTGATCGCCTCGGATACCCCGTCAGCCCAGTCGCGCCATCCGAGGCGGTAGGTCTCGCTCATGCCACCCTCCTCGCCCGGAAAAACGCGGTGGCCACCTGGAGGTTGCGCCGTGGTCGCTCATACGGCTGCCCTGGGGTGTCCTGGGCGATCTGGCGCGGGTCGATGAGCATGTCAATGGGGTCTGCGGCGTCATGGCCGCGCAGCAGCTGGGTGCATGCCTCGGCCTGGTCGCCGGTGATGGCAACGGGGCCGTCCTCGATGAATGTTGATGTCTTGTCTTTCAACATGTCGCCTCCTCAGAACGGCGCTTCGGCGGACTGGGCAGCCCACGGATCTGTGGGTTGCTGGGATTGCTGGGGCCAGCCGTTGCCCTGAGGCTGAGTCCCGCGCTGGCGTCCGCCAGAGGACTGGTTGCGAGCCACCTTGGCGGAGGCGAACCTCAGTGACGGGCCGACCTCGGTCACGTCGATCTCGTAGGAGGTGCGACGGTTGCCGTCGCGGTCCTCGTAGGAGCGAGCCTTGAGGTTGCCCTGAACGATGACACGCATGCCCTTAGAGAGGGACTCGGCGACATTCTCGGCGTACTGGTGCCACACCGAGCAGGCCAGGAACATTGCCTCGCCGTCCACCCACTCGTTGCGCTGCTTGTCGAATCGGCGCGGGGTCGATGCCACCGTGAAATTCGCCACCGGGGTTCCGTTGTTCGTGAACCGCAATTCCGGGGCGGATGCCAGATTGCCAACCACGGTAATGGGAGTTTCTCCACTCATTTTTCCAGCCTTTCAATATATGCGATTGCGTCAGTTTTCAGGGATTCATGGATACGCCGTATATGGGGGATGTCGGCCACGTCCTGTGCGGTCCATCCGGTGGTCTCGCCGATGAGCTGCCATGTCCACTCGTGGGCGCGCATGTAGGCGACCTGGTCGAGGTCAGCAGGTGGCCTGTCGTCCTCGCCGGACTCTGAGGCGATGACCTCAAGATGGTCAGGATTGACACACCGTGGGGTGCTGCAGGTGCGGCGGAGCTTGCCCGGAGAGGTGACCCACCCATGAGTGGAGGCGTGCGCCACGCGGGAGGCGTAGAGACCCACGGACCCACCGTCGGCAGTGCTGATGTACAGCTGTCGGCTCTTGGATGTGGCACACCCATCAGGGGTCCACACCAGGTTTCGCTCGAGCGACTTCGCGGCCTGTATGGGGTCGAGAGACAGTGGATGCCGAGAGCTAGTCATGCCAGCGCTCCCTCGTGGACGCCCTACTAACCATGGAGGCCAGGAGCCCCGGTTCGCCGTCGGCGGCCTCATACTGTGAGTCGATGGCCTCGAGCCAGCGCACCAGGCCAGCGATGTTGTGCACGATCGCAGCGGCAAGATCGGCCCCACCCCGGTAATCGTCATCCATCGGTTTGTCCGAGAACTCCCGGTCCTGCCTGGCTCTCTCTAGTGCGATGAGGGCGAGCGCGTCAGGGTTGATGTGCGACGCGATGTAGTCGTCCATCATGACTCCACCTCGTCATCCAGAGGGAGGCCCGCAAACCAGGCGAGTAGGGGGTCTAATTCACTCGTAAACCGTGCAAAACTGCGGAGGTCCACGCCCTGGGATTGAGATTCCTTGAGGCTGCTGGCCTGTGCCGACAATTGGAGAATGGTGTCCTTCTTGTCGGTAGGCATACCAGGATGCAAGCAGAGCCTGTCAAGCTCGTGCGACAATTCCCCGAAATGCTCATATACGGCGAGGCTCGTAATGTATCCGGCCTCGAAAATGTCACGTCGCGTGATGTTCATCGGTCCACCTCGCCGGTGTTTTCGTCGATGACCTCGGCGTCAAACAGCTGCCCCGGCTCCTGTGTCTCGGGTTCGTCAGAGTGGGCCTCGGTCAGCGCATCGGCGGTGGCGTTGAGTTCGTCCTGGGTGAGGCCACCGAGGGTGGTCACCTGCCTGCCGAGCACCCGGGAGGCCACCTCGAGGACCTGCTGCTGATCTGCCCCGGTGTCGCGCATGGCTGCGAGGATGATCCCCCAGTCAGGGCGGTCGTCGTGGTGCTCGGTGACGGTCACACCATCGGGGCGAGATGGGGGAGCGAAGTCCATCACCTCGTCGGGGGTGTAGCCGACACCGCCCATCACCTCGTAGCACGCCTCCCGCACACACTCCGACAGGGCGCGGTTGGCGAGCATGAGCTCAGGGTTCTTGGCCCAATGCCCCTTGCCCCACAGGCCGTGCTTCTCGGCCTTGGCGCGGTCCCAGGTGGCCACGTGCTCAAACTCTGGGTCGTCGGCGCGGATGATGACACAGCGGGCCACGCCATCGTTGAAGGATTCGCGCAGCAGGTGCCCGGCCTTGCGGATCCGCGTTCTCATGAACTTGGCGGAGAAGGACGGCTTTCCGCCGATGATCGCCATCTCCTGCATGATCGTCCACGGGGACTCGCTCAGCTCGGTGGCCTCGGCGAGGGCGACGAGGACGTTGGCTGGCTGGCGCTGAAAGGCGGGCGGGAGGATGGTGGCTGAGCTGAGGGCTTCGGCGTATCTCATCTGATCGTCGAGGCTTGCTGGCACAACACTGTTGGTTGACGGTTCAATGTCTTTGCTCATGGCGATGCTCCTTAGTTGAGGGTGATGAATGGGGTTCCGGGTTGGCCGTCGCGACCCTTGCGGGCTCGACGGGTGGCCAGCGGGGTGCCGTCTGGTGCGATGGCGGTGCGGGCGTCGCCCATGGCTTGGGCGAGGATTGCCTTGGCCTGATCGGAGACCTCCCTCGCCTCGGTGTCGGTGGCCTTGGCGGAGGCGTGCAGCTGGGCGGCTTTGGCGATGAGGTCGACAGCATCGGGGTCGTCGATGGTCACCTGCTCGTCGGTGATGTCGGGGTGGCGTAACCTCTCGATGGCGTACCTGGCTGCTGGCGTCTCGCGAGTGTCGTCGGGCTCGATGCCGAGCTCGAGCATGGCGATGAAGTTCTCGGCCTCATGGCGAGCCAGGCTGAGCCACTCGTAGTTGCGCTTGACGTGGAAGCAGCGGAACCCCCACGTCGACAGAACGGCAACGTCAGCCCAGCCGACGCCGAAAACGTCCATGTACCACTGCACCTGTGCCCAGTAGTGAGGCGGTGGATTGTCGGTGCCGTCGCGGCCCCACTGGCCCGGATTGTTGGGCGTGAACTTGATTTCGAGGACCCCTACCGGATGCCGCTCCGAGTGCGGATTGTCGACAATGAGCCGGTCAGGGTTGGCCAGCTGCCAATCCCTGCACCGGTGGACCCACGTGCCCGTGTTGCGCAGGTGCAACCCCTCGGGGAGGTGATGGTCGGCGTACCAGCTGGCCGCTGCTGGCTCGACGTAGTGGCCTGCCTCCATAAGGTCGCTGGAAGGCTTGTCGTCGATGGTGCCGCGCTTGCGGTGCCACAGCTGCCGGGCAGAGCACCATGGCGACAGTCCCATGATGGCGGCAATGTCGGAGCCTCCGATGCGGCTCCTGCGAGCCTCCAGCCATTCGGGCGACCCGTCCGGCCATGATCCGAGGGCTACTGCCATCCCTGAGCGTCTCATCGTCGGGCCTCCATGAGGATTCCGCTACCGCCACAGGTGCGGCAGAACCCGGCGTGCCTGGCCTCGCCCGAGCCGTTGCAGTCCGGGCAGGGGCGCTCCTGGCCCTGTGGTGGCTGGCTGATCCGCTCCAGCCAGTCCCGCTCCACGCGGGCGTAGCTCCACTTGTCGATGGTGTTCATTCCGCGCACCCCTCATACTCCCCGGCCTCTATCGGGTCGGTTATGGTCTCGTATTCGGTGAGGAGTTCTTCTATTTCGAGGGCGGCCTTCGTGGTGAAAATAGCCGACAATCTGACGCGATTCCGGTACAGGTTCGCGTCGTCCTCCTCAATGGCTGACAGGGCCTCTGCTGCGATGTTGAGATGCGACAATGCATCCCGCATGAGCGCCATTTCTACACTGGCCGTGTCATTCATGCCGTTTCTCCCTTCGCGCTGGAATCGTCGCTCGCCTTTGCTGAGTCGGCTTTGATTACTAATGTTTTGAATATGTCAAATAGGGCCACCTCCGAGACTTTAAGGTCACGCCGTAACGCCATGATTGCGGCTTGGTGCACTTCGGCTTCGTCGGGGTCAATTTCTTCGAGGTCGCCAGGGCTAATCTCTGCGAGATATTCGAGTACCCACATGAGCTTCACCCATGCTTGATCTAGGCAGACAATGGCGCGCGGTTCATTCGCACTCATGCTGTTCCTCCTGCTTTAATGCCGAGTTCAGCGAGCACGATTTTTCGCCCGCTCGGGTCGTTGTCGTCGAGAGGTCTAGGGGTCACGCCATTGTTGGGTTGAATGCCGTCAAGGGCGATTGAGAGATCAAATAGCCACATGTCAATGACATTGACAGGAATCCCCGAACCAAGCTTTTTCAGCACGACAGCCATTGGTGGCGGATAATCATCCGGCGGGCCAAACACGTGCAACGAGTGATCCCAATGGTTCGTCATCATCTGGCTGCCTGACGCCACGCCATTCTTGGGAGGCACCCCGTAGTCGATCTGCCAGCAGTCCAGACAAAACACAGGGTTGATGCTCATGATCGTGCCCCCGGTTCGATGCCGGTGCCGTGGCAGTGCGGGCAGGAGCCGGGCTTGCTATCGGTGGCCCCGTCGCAGTGAGTGCACCAGTCGGCGGACTTGTCGGCATCGTCGCGCAGCTTCGCGCCAACGATGACGGCGACCATCGCCATGACGAGAACCAAAGCCCTCCCGTCGGCGGCGACAATGAGGGCGATCATGACAGCCTCCTGGTGACCGTGTGCTCGCGCAGGAACGCCGCGATTGCCGACTGCGGGACGCGGTAGCGGGCCTGCCCTTGGGGGCCAGTCGTCACGATGTGGGTGATCTGGCGTGATGAGCACAGCTCGCGGACAGCGCGAGGGCTCATGTGCAGCTGGGCCGCAGCCTGGCGGGGAGTGAGCAAGGTGTCAGTCATGCCGCTGCCTCCTCGTCTGTGATGAGTTGGAGGCTGAGTTTGCGGCAGATGAACTGGATTCCTGAGGGTTGCACTCGCGTGGTGTAGCTGGTGCCTCTGGTCCCGTCGGAGCGCTCGTAGTCGTAAGGGCGGACGGAGAAGTGGTGCATGTAGCGCTGGTAAGGGGTGTTGCGCATCGCCCCCTTGGCGATGAGGATGCCCGAGTTCCGCAGCCGGTCGAACAGCTTGTTCTGGCTGAGCCCGACCATCTTGGCGACGTTGCCTATCGAGTAGGTGCCGTCGGCATCGAGGAAGCGGTCGTACATGTCGGCCTTGGGTTCGAGCTCGTGAACGAGGGATTCCATGGCCAGGCGGGCAGCCTTCTCGCGCTTTACCGCCTGAGCTAGCTCGATGATGACGTCGGGGTCGGAGATGATCTCTTCGGCCTTCTCGGGGGTGAGGTAGCCGCCGTGCTTGCGGATCGAGGGGATCACCTCATGAGTGACCCAGCGCTTGAACGCCTTCGCCTCAGGCTTGCGGGAGCGGAGGATCAGCGAGTAGAGGCCCGACTCCGAGACGATGGCCCTGTTGGGGTTCCCGGGGGTTCCATCAGCAATAGTGATGGAACCCTTCTCGTCGTCCTCGAGGCTGAGGATGGCCTGGCCGACATTATCGAGCCCGAGCTGCTCGCAGACGTCCTTGGCGACGAACCACGGTTCGCCGTCGCGCTCGACTACGCGAACGTTGTGGCCTTCGTAGGCAAATGGGATGATGGACATGGAATCTCCTTCGTTGTTGGTTCCTGACGCCGTACCCCCGCCCGGGTGCGGCGTCGCTGCGTTGTGGGAGGTCATGCTGCGACCTGCTCCCCGTTGATGCCATACGCGGCGTTGATCATGTCGCCCGGGTTCGCCCCTGTGAGGTGGGCGATGATGCCGATCTCATCAACGCTCAGCGGCGACTCCCCGCTGAGCTTGTTCCTGAGGGTCCGCGTCTCGATGCGGAGGCTCGCCGCGACATCTTTCTTCTGGAGGCCAGCCCTTGCGATGGCTGCCCTGGCTTCAGCTGCCAGCTGCTCTTGTGGGTTGCTCATGACCGCCAGTATTCCTAATTAGGAATCGCATGTCAAGCCCTTGACAGGACGAGTTCCTAAATGGGACCATTTGCGGCATGGGACGGAGCCAGATGACAGGGCCGGTGTCGCGGTACATCGCGGACCGGTTCAGCGCAGTGAGAGAGAGGGTGGGGACCTACGATGAGATCTCCGTGAAGAGTGGCGTCAAGAAAACAACCGTTGTCAGAGCCTGCAAGGGCGACACCGGCTTAGCGGTAGAGACATTCGTGCCGCTGGCCCTGGCGCTCGGGTTCGATCCTGGGCAGCTGTTGAATGAGGCTCAGGTGGCTTCCTACGGGCCGCCAGTCCCGGCGCCTAGCCGAGACTGGTTCACTAAGGCTGCCTACGAGGACAGCGAGCCGACGGAGGATGAGCGGTTCCGCCAGGAGCATCCGGACGATGAGTCCCTGTGATCCGTGGTCGGTGCTGCGCACCCGCCCAGACCTCACCGTGGTCTGGGCGGGTGACCTCCCCCACGGATGGAGGGGATGCACCGACGGCACGACGATATGGATCCGCACCGGCCTGTCACAGACGGAGCGGCGATGCACCCTCGCCCACGAGCTCGTGCACATCCATCACCATCACACCAGCCACCAGCCGGCTGCTGTCGAGCGGCAGGTCAGGGCGGAGACGGCACGCTGGCTGATCCCAGACCTCCACCAGCTCCGCGACGCACTGCTCATGCCCGACCCGGCGGCCGACCTGTGGGTCACCCCGGCAGTCCTTCGTGATCGCCTCGACCATCTCACTGACGCCGAGCGGCAGGCCATCGAGGCCGCGCTCACAATCTGACCCCACACCGCACAAGCACGGCTCAGCAGGGCCATACTCAAACCACACACAAGGAGGAGACATCATGGCTCGACGTATCGGTGCCGACATGCTAGCCAATCTCGACCAGCAGCTCGCCGACGGCAAGATCGGTCAGGCTGAGTACGACTCGCGACGGATCGAGATCGAGGAGATCATCCGCACTGGCAAAGATGTCGACATGGATGCCGGAGAGCGCGTCGGGCGCGTCGTCGGCGGCATTCTCGTGTGGCTGTTGGTGGCGTTCGCCTTCGGGTATCTAGTCCCTGGACCCCAGCCGCTTCCATTCATCATTGGGATACTCGTCGGCCTGTGGCCTGCCCTGCGGATCGCTCATCCACGGCTGCGCTGACCGTGGCCGTCCAGGACCTGTGGCGCGACCGTCACGGCAATCCCACTCGCCGGGACGGCCGCGGGAAAAGGTGGCGTGTCGTGGTGGCTGGCTGGCCCACCACGGCATGCCGCACCAAGGCCGAGGCTGACAGGATCAACGCCATTCGGCTCACGACGAAGCCACCGCGCCCCGAGGATGGGCGAACCGTCGGCGACCTCGTGAGCGTGTGGCTGGATGGCAAGCGCGGCCTGAGCCCCAAGGGTTACGAGGCGGCAGAGCTCGCGGCCTCGTATGTGCGAGAACGATGGGGCGATGTGAGCCCATCGGACGTGAGTGCCCCCGATGTGCAGTCGTGGATCGCGTCGCTGCGCACCGCACATGGCCCGGCGTCGGCGTCACTGCGACACAAGGTATTGCAGTGTCTCCGGGGGGCTGTGGGGGACCGTGCAGACCTGTCAGCGGTGAGGGCGCCGCGGGAGGTGCGCCGGGACGTGCACCCGCTGAGCATTGATGAGCTGAGGGTGCTCGCCGAGGAGATAGGCAAGGGGCACGGGCGTGACGATTCGGCGGCCCTCGTCTGGCTACTGGGCACGACAGGTCTGCGCATCAGTGAGGCGATGGCGTTGAATGTGGGGGACGTCGATTCGGAGCGCAAGCGGCTGAGGGTGCACCGCTCCAAGACGGGCCGCGCCCGCGATGTGCCAGTCCCGGCGCCCGTGCTGGCCATGCTCGATCTGGAGCGAACGCCGTCGGAGCCACTCATGCGCGGGGCTCGAGGGGGGAGGCTATGCAAGGATCCATGGCGGCAGCGGCGGTTCCGTCCGGCCTGCGACAGGCTGGGATGGAAAGGTCTGCGCATCCACGACCTGAGGCACACGGCGGCATCTCTGGCCATCGCGAGTGGCGCGGACGTCAAAGCGGTGCAGCGGATGCTTGGACACGCGTCGGCGACGATGACCTTGGACCTGTACGGGCACCTGTGGGATCGCGGGCTGGATGATGTCGCCGACCGCATGGAGGCGATGATGGCGGCTGAGGACCATACCCAGACTGTACCGGGATCGCCTGACTAGGCGTGGGGCCTGCTTTGGGAGCAGGAGACCGC